TCTGGTAAGGTTGATACAATCGCTGGTGGTGTGGTAGAAGTTGAAACACCAGAGGAAGTTGTTGCTGCTAAAGACGCACCAATTGACCCTATGATGGACCCTGAAGCAGACCCTAACGAAGCAGAAACACCTGAAGAAACTAAAAAAGAAGGTGGTAATGAAGATGTTAAAGCCTTAGCAGCAAGAGTAGCTAAATGTGAAGCTATGTTAGAAGAAATGTCTAAGATGAATAACAAAATGGCACAAGAACTATCAAAAGTATCAGGCGAACCATCAGCAGAGCCTATTTCAGTTGAACCAACTGAATTCAAATCAGTTGAAGACAAAAAATCTGGCTATTCAAACATAGATATTATGTCTATCAGAGAAAAAGCAAGAAAAAACAGGTAATCAAACCAAAAAAAATATAAATAAATAACATGGCAACATTAAATTTAAGTAATTTAACAAAATATACAGACCAATTGTCTGGTATATTATTGAAGGAGTCAGTTTTAGTAGGTAATACTTTTGACTATATCTCTATTCAAACAGGTGTGAAATATGCAGACAGCATTAACATCTTAACAAACTCTCTTACAGCCGCAGCAGGTGCTTGTGGAGCAATTAGCCCAGCGGGTTCAACAACTTTATCACAAAGATCAATTTCAGTTTCTGCTATTAAAGTAGAAGAAAGTATATGTGTTGAAGAATTTGAGCAATACTGGATCGGTCAATTGGCTAAAGAAGGTTCTTATAATGAAATGGCACCTGAGGTGTTTAATACATTATACCTTTCTAACAAAGTAGAAAAAATCGGACAATTAGTAGAAGATATGTTCTGGAAAGCATCACCATCAGTAAGAGCTTTAATCCCTGGTTCAGGTGCAGGTAATTTAGCATTAGCTTCAGGTATTCTTGATACTTTACTTTACACATCAGCAACTTCTTCAACAGTTGGAGCAACTGCAACAGGAGCCCTAACATTAGCAACAGCAATTAATGTTGTTGATAATATGATCGCTCAAGTTCCTAATGATGTAGTAGGAACAGAAGATTTAACTTTGTTTATGTCTTACGCTAACTTTAGAGTTCTAATGAACGCCTTAAGACAAGGTAATTACTTTGTAGGTTATGACGGACAAAAAGCTCACACTTGGGTATTAGACAATTACACTAACACTAATGTTAGAATTGTTGCAACAAGAGGTCTTAACGCAACAGACATTATGGTTCTTACTCCATCTTCTAACCTTTACTTTGGAACTGATAGTTTCGGTGAAGCAAGAAATGGTGATGGTTTCCAATTCTGGTATGATATTCGTGATAATATCACTTATTTCAGAGCTAAATTGAAAGTAGGAGCACAAGTTGCTTTTCCTCAATATGTAGTAATCAAAAGTTCTTAATCAATAAGAAACAAAAAATATAAGCTCAATAAAGCCCTTCGGGGCAATGAGTTAAAAAAAATTAAACAACAAAATTATGCCAACAACATGTGTATTAACATCAGGATATAGTTTAGGATGTCGTGATTCTATTGGAGGAATTCAAGAAGTTTATATTGGTGAGTATAATGGCTCAACATTAGCTTATACTTTTGGAACTGATAATATAATCGGAACATTTTCAGCAGGAACAAGTTCTTTCTATACTTTCCAACAAGAAATAGAAACTGCTTCTTATACTGAAAACGGACAATTCTCAACAGAAAACGGAACTTCGTTCTACGAACAAACATTAACAATAGCAGTTCATAAATTAGAGGCTTCACTAAGAAATAAAATCTTAGTATTAGGTCAAGGTAAATGGAGAATTCTAATAAAAGACCAAAGAGGTATTTATCGTCTAATGGGCGTTCAAAATCCAGTTAGAGTTTCAGCCTCTACTCCTAATGTGGGTAAGGCTTACGGCGATATGAATGGTGCATCTATTACATTTATGTGTAAAGAACCATCACCAGCATTTATCGTGGCTTCAACAGCAGCCCTTCAGCTAATTACAGCTCCAGGAGTATAATTGCTGATTTGAATTAAAAAAAGGTTCGTTTCATTAATCCTTTTTTAGACCCTCCGGAGTTGAGGGTCTTTTTTATGCCTTTTACTTATAGATGCTAAAGTTTCTGTTATAGTAGGCGTCATCAAATAATGCTTTTCTGACTTCAGCAAACTCTTCTTCATTAAAACTACCATTATAAGGTTCAAAAACTATGCTGTCTTCATCTGAATATGAAATAGTGTCGGATTTACCTTTATACTCAACTTGATATTCTTTGTAAGATGCTATACCATAACGATTGTTTCTAACTTCTAATAAAATGTTCTTGATTTTAATTTGATTTTTCATAATGTTTTTCTTTTGTCTTACAAATATACAGCAACAATTTCAATCTGCCAAATGATTTATTAAAATTATTTAGAAAAATGAGGATAAAAGTATATTATAGTAAATTAAAGTAAAGATAATGGAACTTAAAATTAAAGAAGAATACAAAGATGTTGAAATATGGGTGTCTTTCACTAATCAAAATATAATTGCTAAGTTTATAGATGCCGGTTTATATCCGCATTTATATAAATCTTATCCACATATATTTGAAGAGGTTATAGATGAAGAAGTAAAAACTAAAAAAACAAAAGTAAATGATTTATTTATCAGCAACTCAATCGCAGAAGGTAATAATCCAGAATAATAGAAGCGTTTTATCAGGAGTTAGTGTTGGTGATGAATCATCTTACTATACTTTTAAGATAGAAAGTTGTGATAGTTTCAAGGAGTATGTATTTTCACCAGTAAATGGCAGTGAATCGGCTTACTATGATAGTTTTACTTTATCAGTTGGCTCACCTTCTGTTGCAACAGGTTCTGTTGTTTTAAATATAGAGGCAGGACAATACAACTATGAGGTATGGAAGATGCCAACTCAATATAACTTAAATATAGCATCTGCTTCTTATCCTGTAAGTAGGGGCATATTTCAAGTAATAGGCACTTCATCAGTATATACTAACCCAACACCAATATCATTTACACAAAGTGAGGCTGATACTATAAAAGTATTTACAGAATTATAAAATAATAAAATAAAATGGAAGAAGAAAAGAAAAACTTACAATTCGCCGTTCATAACTTTAATAGCATTACTGAAAGTTTGCCTATTTATACAGAAAGAGTGACCCGTTCAGGTTATATTTCTTATGGTGAAGACAACTTGTATCCTGATTACTTGATAAGTATGATGAATAGAAGTGCTAAACATAACGCAATTCTAAAAAGAAAAGCAATGATGATTGCTGGTAATGGTTTTGATATGACTAATATAGATGGTCAGGCAGCACAATTCATAGCAAATCCTTATAATGAAATGAAAATGGACGAAATCGCTTTTAGAGTGGCTTATGATTTAGAACTATTCGGAGCTTACGCACTTGAAATTATCTATTCAAAAGATAAATCTAAAATCGCTGAGGTCAATTACTTACCAGTAAATAAGGTTAGATTAAGTGAAGATGGTAAATCGGTTTATTATTCTAATGATTGGTGTAATTTAAGAAAGTTCGGACCTGAAAAATACTCATCATATAATCCTAAAAATCCAACAGGAACTCAAATACTTTATTGTAAAGAATATAGACCGGGAACTGAATACTATGGTATTCCTGAATACATCAGTTGTGTTCCTTGGATCGCACTTGAATATGAAATAGCAACCTTTCACTTAAATCAAGTTCAAAATGGTTTTATGCCTTCTATGATTATTAATTTCAATAATGGTGTTCCAAGTGATGATGAAATGAAAGATGTTGTTAGACAACTTAAAGCAGATTTTAGAGGAGCACAAGGTGAAACCGTTATGTTCTTATTTGCTGATGGTAAAGATAGAGCGGCAGAGATTACGCCAGTTGCACTAAATAATTCAGATGAAAGGTTTATTCAACTTAACGCTGAAATCACACAAGGCATCTTAACAGGACACTCGGTGACTAATCCGGGTCTGTTCGGTATATCAACACCCGGTGAATTAGGACAAAAAACTATTATACTTGAAAGTTTAGAAATCTTCCAAAGTATGTATATTGCTCCTAAACAAGATATAATAGCTAATACATTTAATAGATTATTAAAGTTTAATGGTTCAACCAGTAAATTGATTCTAAATAAATATGAGTTGGATATAGAAAAAATAACTCAGCCAGTATAATGAAAGCACTATTTTTAACCTCCGACTATATTTACAAATACACGGTGATAGACCAAAATGTAGATGCTGACTTAATCTTAAAGTTTATTATTAAAGCACAAGACCTAAATATACAAAGCACATTAGGCTCACACCTTTACAATAAGTTAATTGCTGATTGCCCTAATTTTGTAAATCAATACAGAACTTTAATTAAGGATTATATACAACCAGCACAAGCAGAATGGACTGTATATCACGCCTTACCTTTTATCAACTTCAAACTAACTAATAAATCAGTGGCTCTTAAATCAACTGATAATTCACAACCATCTACAATTGAGGATTTACAATGGCTAATGACGCAGTGTAGAAATAATGCTGAGTTTTATTCAGAAAGAACAAAGGACTATATCAAGAATAATCCGGCATTATTTCCTGAATTCTATACAATTGAACCTGGTTCGCCTTTTGATATTAAACCTAATAAAACCAATTATCACTCTGGTATATATACTAATGGAAGGTCTTTTAGAGGTCCTTATCCTAACATAAATAATATAGATCCAAATGACTTTAACGACTGTTGCTAAAATTAAACCCGAAAAGGTTATTAAAAAGAAGGTTTATCTTTCTAAGAACAAAAGATTATTGCTCCAATTATTAAATGGAGATAAAAAAGAAACTAAGAAAGATGGAAATGATTGATTTATTAACTGCTATTGGTGGTATTATGTTAGCTATAATAGGATATTTCCTTAAAGCAACTATGTCGGAATTAAAAGAAGTTAAAGAACTATCTTACTCAACTAAAAATCAATTAGATATACTTAAAAACGACCACATTAACAAGTATGCTAACATGTCGGATAAGTT